CATTTCCTGTAGCATCTACTGATCCGCGTCTGACACGCGTTGACAAGCATCGCACAAGAGGCTATTCTCCCGCAGGAATTTCTACATCATGGATGGGGTCTTGATTATGGCAGCCAAAAAAGGCTTATATGCTAACATCAACGCCAAGCGCGACCGCATCGCTGCCGGTTCAGGTGAGAAAATGCGTAAGGTAGGCGCCAAGGGCGCCCCTACAGCCAAAGATTTCAAAGAAAGCGCCAAGACGGCCAAACCAACTAAGAAGGGTAAGTAAATGGCAGGCAAAAAGCCAACAATGCGTGAGAACATCTCGTCGCGTCCGACAGATAAATATGGTAACCGCGCAACAGATGCCGATCTAGGCTTGAGCGGCGCCGGCGCTGCTGCCATTCGCAAGGCAGCCGCCGAAAAGATCATGAAACGTGAAGGCACAACAAGCCCAAGCGGCGCTCGTCCAGCACTATTGCGGGTGGCCCCACCAAGCAAGCCAGCTAAAGCGCCAGCAGTTAAAATGCCAAAAGCGCCGCAGATCATCCGTACTACTACGAACATGAAGCCAACTCCAATGGGCAAAAAGCGTTAATCATGCCCCTTACTAAGTCACCCAGCAAAGCTGCGTTTCGCAAAAACATCAAAGCGGAAGTAAATGCGGGTAAACCTGTGAAACAAGCCGTCGCCATCGCCTACAGCGTGAAGCGCGCCGCCAGCAAAGGCAAGAAATAATCTATGGCCGACCCCACAGGCATTGAAGCGGCAGGCAAAGTCGCCAACGTAGGATCGAACGCGCCTAAGACAACGCGCGACGATCACGATAAGATGGCTACCATGCGTAGCCGTCTTCAAATGGCGCAGGCCGCGTATTCAGACAGCCGTGAGGACGAACTAGACGATTTACGCTTTATGGCCGGCAGCCCTGACAACCAGTGGCAGTGGCCTGCTGACGTATTGTCAACACGCGGCAGCGTGCAAGGCCAAGCTATCAACGCACGTCCATGCTTGACAATCAACAAATTGCCGCAGCACGTCCGTCAGGTAACGAACGAACAGCGTCAAAACCGTCCAAACGGTAAGGTTATACCCGCGGATGACAACGCTGACGTACAGGTAGCAGAGATTTTCAACGGTGTGGTGCGCCACATTGAGTATATGTCAGATGCCGACGTTGCGTATGACACAGCCTGCGACAACCAAGTCACTTACGGCGAAGGTTACATCCGCCTGCTGACTGAGTATTGCAACGACGATACGTTCGACCAAGACATCAAGATTGGCCGTGTCCGTAACGCATTTAGCGTTTACATGGACCCCACGATCCAAGACCCATGCGGCTCAGATGCCGAATGGTGCTTCATCACCGAAGATATACTAAAGTCAGAATATGAGCGTTTGTTCCCTGACGCATCGCCAATCAGCACATTATATAGCCAAGGCGTTGGTGATCAGGGCATTTCGTCGTGGCTGCAAGAAGATACGATCCGCATCGCGGAGTATTTTTACAACGTCTACGACGCCGAAACGCTGCATCTGTACCCAAATAACCAAACTGCCAAGGCTAACTCGCCAGAAGACAAGCAGCTTAAAGAAATGTACGGCAAACCGCTTCGCACACGCAAAGTGGACCGAAAAAAAGTCATGTGGATGAAGACCAATGGCTATGACATTCTTGATGAGCGCGAGTGGTCAGGCAAATATATCCCTGTCGTGCGCGTAATTGGCAACGAATGGGAAGTTGACGGACAGATATACATCTCTGGGCTTGTGCGTAACGCCAAAGACGCCCAGCGTATGTACAACTACTGGACCAGCCAAGAGGCAGAAATGCTTGCATTGGCCCCTAAAGCGCCATTTATCGGTTACGGCGGCCAATTTGAAGGCTACGAAAACCAGTGGAAGACTGCTAACACGACCAACTGGCCGTATTTGGAAGTCAACCCAGACGTTACAGACGGCGCTGGAGGCGTTCTCCCGCTTCCGCAACGCGCACAGCCACCTCTGCCACAAACAGGTCTGATACAGGCTAAAATGGGCGCTGGCGAGGACATCAAGGCCACAACCGGCCAGTATGATGCGTCGCTGGGCCAGCAAGGCAACGAACGGTCTGCAAAAGCTATTATCGCACGCGAAAAGCAGGGCGATGTTGGCACGTATCACTATGTTGACAACCTTGCGCGGGCCATTCGCTACATCACGCGCCAGATCGTCGATATGATCCCTAAAATTTACGACACACAGCGCATTGCACGCATCATTGGTGCTGATGGCGAAGTCAGCATGGTCAAAATGGACCCGTCGCAGGAAGAACCTGTACGTGAAGTGCGCGATGCTGAAACCGGCGGTCTAATCGAAAAGATTTACAACCCCGGCGTTGGTACATACGACGTTATGGTCACTACTGGCCCCGGCTACATGACCAAGCGCCAAGAAGCACTTGATGCCATGAGCCAGATTCTGCAATCCAACCCGCAGCTTTGGGCTGTTGCAGGCGATTTGTTCATTAAGAACATGGATTGGCCCGGCGCGCAGGAAATGGCAGAGCGGTTCAAGAAAATCCTTGACCCTAAAGTACTTGCTACAGGCGATGAGTCACCTGAAATGGCCGCAGCGCAGCAGCAAATGGAAGTTATGGCGCAAGAACTGAACCGCATGGTCGATATTATTGAAGGTGTGCAGGCTGACGTTGCGAAGCGCGAAGTAGACATCAAGGAATACAAGGCACAGGTAGACGCCTACGATGCGGAAACAAAACGCATCAGTGCGATGCAAGCGGGGATGACAGAAGAGCAAATTCAGGATATTGTCATGGGGACAATTGCAGGCGCACTGGATACAGGTGATTTGATCAGTGGATCACCAGAAATGCGTGAGCAACCGCAAATGATTGAAGAAATGCGTCAGCAACCTGAAATGACCGAAGAAATGCCTCCGCAACAACCAATGCAAGAAATGGGCGGTATGCCTGAGATGCCACCTGAAGGAATGATGGAATGACCGTAAGCCTCAAACATACCTTTCAGTCTGCTAAAACTGACAGCGCCGACGCAACGCTTGTTCAGCCGTCCAACTGGAACCAAGAACACGTATTGACGGCTGCTGCGGGCGTAGTGCTTGGCCGCGATACGTCAGGCGCCGGTAACGTGCAGGAATTGCCAATTTCCGTAACGTCTGCGGGCAATGTCACTATACCTAACAACTTTGCCGTTACAGGCACTACAATTCTTAGTAGCACACTTGCCGTTACAGGCGCTACAACGCTTACTACCGCTCTTGGCGTTACGTCGGGGGGTACAGGTCTTGCAACTTTGCCTGCTAACAGCGTCCTGATTGGCAACGGCACGTCGGCTGTGGCATCTGTCGCGCCCGGCGCTTCGGGCAATCTACTGACCAGCAACGGCACATCGTGGACTAGTGCAACTTCAACAAGCGGCGTGTCTTTTCCGCAAAACAGCCAATCAGCAAACTACACGTTGGTTCTTAGCGATGCAGGCAAACAGATATTTCACCCTGCCAGCGACACAGCGACGCGCACATACACCATCCCTGCAAACGCCAGCGTGGCGTTTCCAATTGGAACTGTGGTGCTGTTTACCGCAGAAAACGGGGGCTTTTCAGTTTCTGTTGCTATTACCAGCGATACACTTGTTTTTGGTGCGGGGACAACGGGAACCGTCTTAGTACCGCAAAATAACACGCTTATGGCAATAAAGGTCACTGCTACGAAGTGGATGGCAAATTACTTGTACCAAACGGGCGGGACCGCAAAAGAGTCCCTTGCCGTAGGGCACGCTTTAACACCCTTCATTTCGGCTTACTCGTGGAGCACTTCCGGCTTTGGTGTTAAGTACACCAACCCCGCTACTCTGCTTGCCGGCCAAGGAAACGGCGTTGCGTTTAGCCCCGCTGGCAATGCTATCGCTGTAGGGCACTCTATAACGCCCTTCATTTCGGCTTACTCGTGGAGCGGTTCTGGCTTTGGCACTAAGTTTGGCAACCCATCTACGCTGCCTACAAACAGTGGCCAAAACGTAGCTTTTAGCCCCGCTGGCAATGCTGTCGCCGTAGCAAGTAGTGCTACACCCTTTATTTTCGCCTACCCGTGGAGCAACTCTGGCTTTGGTACTAAGTTTGCCAATCCAGCTACGCTGCCCACAGGAGCCGGCGAAGGCGTTGCGTTTAACCCCGCTGCTACTGCTATCGCTGTAGCGCATGACACTTCACCCTTTATCTCAGCCTACCCGTGGAGCGGCTCTGGCTTTGGGACAAAATATACCAATCCAGCTACACTACCCACTGGCGTTGGCTATGGCGTAGCGTTTAGCCCTGCGGGGGATGCCATAGCCGTAGCGCATGACACTTCACCCTTCATCTCAGCCTACCCGTGGAACGTCAGCACTGGTTTTGGCACTAAATATGCCAACCCCGCTACACTGCCCACTGGCGTTGGCTATGGCGTAGCGTTTAGCCCTGCCGGCTCCGCTATTGCTGTAGCGCACGACATTTCACCCTTCATCTCAGCCTATCCGTGGAGCGGGTCTGGCTTTGGTACTAAGTTTACCGATCCTGCTACGCTACCTGCAAACACTTGCTTTGGCGTAGCCTTCAGCCCTGCTGGCGATGCTATTGCTTTAGCACAAACTTTATCTACACCCTACGTCGTTGCCTATCCGTGGAGCGGTTCTGGCTTTGGTACTAAGTTTACCGACCCTGCTACGGCGCCTACTGGCAATGGCTTTAGCGTAGCTTTTACAATCAACACATAAGAAAAGAACAATTATGCAATACGAACAACTACCTACTGAATATAAATACGACACTCTTGCTGACGCAATGTATGCGCGTGAGATTGAGTATTTTCATTACGACTTTGACCGTAAAAACTTTGAGCATCTGTTGGCAAACGCTACAGACAATGAGTTCGCGGCCAATGTAGCAGAACGGCTGAACAGCACGCGCAAAGAAATGGGCAACGTAATGCTTATTATATCTGCGCTTAAGTCGCAGATCGAAGACCAAGCTGCATACGATGCGGCTGTTGTACGTGTAACCGCCAAGCGGGAAGCAAAGGAAGCAGAATAATGTGGTATGTCCAAGCCCAAGGCGACACCTTTATACGGCACATCTTTGATGTAGAGCCGACGCAGTGGGACGCGGATAACTATTGCTATGCCCGCCGTTTGACTGACGAGCAAGTAACGCATTTCGGCGTCCACAAGAAGCAGATCGTCACACCGCCATATCACGAGCCAGCTACGCAGAATCTTGAAGAAGGCCCAGCCCTGCTAATCAACGGCGTATGGACACAAAACTACATCGTGTCAGACCTTAGCGCAGATGAGTCAGCCGCAAAGGTCGGCGCGCAATGGAATGTTATCCGCGCTGAACGTAACAGGCTGCTAGTTGCTTCGGATTGGACGCAGCTACCTGATGCACCTGTAGACGCTGCTGCTTGGGCGACATATCGTCAAGCCTTGCGCGACGTAACTGATCAAGCGAACCCGTTTGCTATCGTCTGGCCCGAAAGTCCAACATCATGAAATGCGCTGATTTTGTAGGCACACTGTTTCTTGCGCGCGATGTAGCCCATTCGACGCACCTGAACACACGCAGCTTTGCCAAGCACTCTGCCTTGAACACTTTCTATGATGAAGTAATCGAACTAGCTGACAAATTTGCTGAAGCCTATCAAGGCAAATATGGCCTAATCGGCCCTATTTCGCTTATGTCAGCTAAGAAGACAAACAACATTGTTGCATTTCTTGAAGGTCAGGTAGACGAACTTGAGGAAATGCGGTATAAAGTCGTTGATAAGGATTGCACCCCCTTGCAAAACATTATCGACGAGATTTTTGGGTTGTATT